CCGGACAAAGCCCTTTAAAAGGCGCTTTACTAGGTGGTGCTACAGGTGGTTTATTTGGTGGACCAGATAGTTTGCTAGGTAGTAAAGTTGCTAACATGTTTTCTAGCGGAGTAAGTCCAGGTGTATCGCTTGGTACAGACGCTGCAGGAACTGCAATTGCTCCTGGAATGGGCATTAATAATTTATTTAGTTCAGTACCAACAACAGGCATAGGTACTAATTTAGGCGCTATTGGTAGTACTCCAATACCTGCAACAACTACAACTGGCGCATTTGCTGACGGTATTAATTTAACCACAGCAAACTTAGCAGGTGGAGCTGGTAATATTCCACTAAGCGCTATGGATACATCTAAAATATTTAATTACACACCTCCAACGGCTATGGATAAAATAACAGGTGCAGGTACTATGTTATCTGACTGGGCGCAAGCAAACCCATCTCAAGCATTAGGAACAGGTTTACAAGGTTATCAAGCTCTTAACCAACCAGAGCCTCAACTTAATTTACCAGTAGCACCAACAGCTCCAATTACACAAAGAACAGCACCATCATTTGGTTTGGGTTTTGATGAAAAACTTTTAACTAGACTATCACCTAGCTATGGTGGCTTACAAGTTTATAGAGGGTACTAATTATGGCATTATTTGACACAAATAGTGGTTTAGGTAGTTTATTTAACGGCATGAATATATTTGGCGCTAGACAACCTGAATACTTAGGTGGTTTACTTACTACTGATCAACAAGAAAAGTTAAAAAACCAAGCTTTGTTATCTGGTTTAATTGGTACTGCTGCTACGTATTTAGCTACACCTAAAAATTTAGGCGCTGGTTCTGCACTACCATATTTAGGTAAAGCATATCTTGGTGGCATGCAAGCTTCACAAGGTATATATAATGCTGCCACAGAAAATGAAATGAATAAACTCAAAATTCAAAAAGAGTTAAGAGATGCTCAATTAGACTACTTAAAAGCTATTCCTGCAGAAATTCGTCAATTTGAATATGGCGTACAAAACCCAGAATATTTTAAACGTGAAGAAAAATTAAGAACTTTATCACGCCCACAAACTAATGTAGTGACTAACGTATCTAATAAAGAGTTTGCATCTAATGTTATTAAAGACCTTGAAGGTAGTTTAACTTCTGGTATAGAAGCGCAAAATGTTTTACCAACATATAGAACTATGTCACAGCTTATTGATCAAGGCATACAAACAGGCTTTGGTGCTGAAACAGCTAAAACAATTTCTAAAGCAGGTCAATTACTTGTACCAGGCTTTAATGTTGAGACTACATCTAAACTTGAAGCATTTGACTCATTATCTAAAAACGTTATTATCCCTCAAGTTAAAAAACTTGGTGCTAACCCAACAAATACAGACTTACAATTTATTGTTGACTCAGCTCCATCTATTGGTAAAACACCTGAGGGTAATAAATTATTACTTAATGCTCTTGAAATTGGTGCTAAACGTGATGCTGCACTTGCTGAGTGGGTTGCAGAATGGCAAATGCAAAATGCTTCTTTACTTGAAACAAGCCCATCACAAGCTAGAGCTAAATTGTTTAAAGATAAATTACAATTTACTAAAAAATTACAAGCTGATACTGCACCAGATGTACTTGCTATTAAGTCACAAGTTCCAGGCATGGTACAAAGTGGTACAGGCGTTATTAAAAACAAAAATATCTTATTTAGAAATTAAGGAATAAAAATGGCTCAAGATCCAAAAGCAGTCATACAAGAACTGTATTTTGACTTATCTGCTGGTAGAGACCAAGGCAATTTAAGTAAGCAAGGTGAAACAGTTTTAAATGCTATTGAGACTGGTGTAGTAACACCACAAAGCATTGGACAGTATTTACAAGGTGCTACATTAAATTTCTCAGATGAATTGCTAGGCACACTTAACTCTGTGTTTGGTAAAAAGCCTGGTGTTATTTCGCAAGCAGCTAAAGAAGCAGGATATGGTGACATTACACCTAGACAAGCTGGTGTAGGTTTAGAACGTTTAGCATTAGAGCAAAGAGCTTCTGAAAAGCCATTAATATCTATTGGGGAACAAATTGCAGGTGGAGCTATTCCTGCTTTTATTAGCAAAGGTACTTCATTACCATTAACATTAGGTAAAGCTGCTGTACAAGGCTTTAAGTCAGGCGCTATTGGTGGTTTTGGTGCAGGTGAAGGTGATATTCCAGAACAATTAACTTCTACAGCAATTGGAGGAGTAACTGGTGGTGCAGCAGCTCCTGCATTACAATTAGGCGCTAGAGTTGTTAAAAACGTATCTCAACCCATTATTAAGTCTATGTTTGCTGAACCAGATGTTACAGGGTTAAAAGCTGGCAGAAACCTTGTTAAAGAAGCATTAAAGTCTGACGTAGGTTCAGTAGATGAAGCTATTAATACAGTACTTCAAAATGCTGGTAAACCATATACATTAGCTGATATTGGCCCTAATACTAGAGCTTATTTAGATGCTGTAAACTTAATTCCATCACCAGCAAAACAAACAGCCAAGAAGTTTTTAGAGCAACGTGATAAGGGTATTTCAGCACGTTTAACTTCAGACTTACAAGAAGCATTTGGCAGTACAGCATCATTCTTTGATGAGTTTAACGCTCTTAAAACAGCTAGAACTGACTTAGGTAAAAAAATGTATGCAAATGCTTTTAATAAACAAGTGCCAGTTAATAGAGAACTTACAGACTTATTAGGCCGTCCAAGTGTACAGCAAGCCTATGCTAGAGGTATTAATATTGCACAAGAAAAAGGTATTAAAGTGCCTAATGTTGCAGTCAATGCACAAGGTCAATTAGTTACAGCAGAAAACAAACTTGTTGATAAAGTGGATACAGAGTTTTTACACTACGTTAAAATGGGTTTAGATGATCTTGTATATACAGGTAAGTCACCATCTAGCGGTATTGGTAACACACAATTAAACTCTATTAAAGATACTAGAGCGCAATTCTTAAACTATATTGATAAGAACAACCCATCTTATAAGTCAGCACGTAATTATTGGGCAGATGATACAGCCACTATGGATGCTATGCAGTCAGGTAGAACATTCTTAAAAGCTAACCCAGATCAATTAAAAGCTGATATTAAAAAGATGTCTACATCTGAAAAAGAAGCATTTAGACTTGGAGCTATGTCAGATCTTATTGAACGTGTAGGTGGCCAGTCTACAGATACAGTTGTACCCATGACACCTAACGTAGCACGTAACATTCTTAAAGACCCTAAACGTGTAGCGCTGATTAAAGCTACTTTCCCAGATAATGAATTGGGCCAAAATAAATTTAACCAATTTATTAAAAACTTCCAAACAGAAATGGAAATGAAAGCTACATCTGGCCAAGTATTGGCTGGATCACAAACAGCAGGAAGACAAGAAGCAGTTAAAGCATTACGTGGTACTGTTGCTCAAGAAGCACCAAATATTGATGCACAAACTTTAATATTGAATGCTCTTAAAATGGACGCTACAGATATGAATGAACAGCAACTCAAGTCAACAGCTAAAGAAGTAGTTAAGATATTAACTGAGACTGATCCTGCAAGATTAAAAACTATTGCTCAAGAGCTTACTAAACAAAGACCTCTTGAATTTGCTGCTGACGTACTAACTAAAGGTGGTAGAAGCCTTATTAGTCCATATACAACTGGCGGTGTTGCTGGTAGGTTTGGCGCTACAACTCAACAAAGATACTTCCCAGGTATCTTAAATAGTCAACAATGAAGGAACTAGTAATGAGTGAGATCGACCCATTTAAGTATGGACAACTTGTGGCTCAAGTTGAACAAATGGAAAAGAAAATAGACAAACTAGAGGCAGGTATGGATGAACTACTTGCTTTAGCCAATAAGTCTAAAGGTGGTTTCTGGGCAGGTATGACTATCGCTTCATTTATCGGTGGTTTATTTACATTTGTTATGCACAACTGGCTTGGCAAATGACATTTATCACAGAGAACAATATAGCAAACTTGTATGACACTCTTATACAATTCCCAGTCTTTGATGAATTTCGTCTTCCGCCCTCAAGTAAAATTGATTTCCAAGTTGTGCATGACGATACTATCTGCGGCCAATATGAACCGCCAGAGTCAGGTGAACCTCATGTTATCACTATATCTACTGCAAAATGTGGTCATTTGGATACTGTTATTAAAACTATCTGTCATGAAATTATCCACATGATATGTTACTTAGAGTCACCTAAAACAGATAAATACACAAGTCACAAAGGCTTATTCTTAAAACTACAAAAGAGAGTAGCTAACACACTTGGCTACGATCCTAAGGAGCTATAATGATCGGTTCAGTTGCATCTTTAATATTACCAGCTTTAGTCCCTGCATTTAGTGATGGTGTTCGTGGAATTATCGCTAAGTTTACAGGTGGTGCTGGTGGTCAACCACAGAACGTAGAAGAACGAGTTAAACTTATGGAAGCTGAAGCTGCAAAACTACAGGCTTTAGCAGCATTAGATGGTGTCAATGGTGAACCTTCCAAATGGATCATCAACCTAAGAGCTTCATTCAGATATGTTATTATTAGTGCTATTATGATATTTACTGGCGTTATTGTATTTACACCTGATATTGTAGGTGCATCTGTAGTAGCAATATTCCTTGACATGACTGGAGCTTGTATGTCTTTCGTAATTGGCGAAAGAATGTACCTGACACTTAGAAAATGATCGTATTAAACATAGTTAACTTTATCGGTTTAGCTATACTTAAATTATTAGTTGTATGCCTATTATTCGTAGCTATGGGTTTCTCTATTCTATTTATGTATGCTATGCAATATCTTACACAAGCTTTAACTTATATAGACAAAAATGTTAATTGAAGTAAAAAGGTTTGAGTTTAAAGATACACACACTATAGGCAAGATGTATATAGATGGTATATATGAATGCTATACGCTAGAGGATGTAGTAAGAAATGGCACTAAAGTCATTGGTAAAACTGCTATTCCTACAGGCGAATATAAAGTAATTATAGACGCATCTGTACGCTTTAAACAAGATATGCCACATATACTTAACGTGCCTAACTTTACAGGTGTTCGCATCCATTCAGGAAATACATCTGCACATACTGAAGGCTGTATATTAGTAGGCACTACATGGGCAGGTAAAGACTTTATTGGTAACTCTAAAGCAGCTTATAAGAAGTTCTTTGACAAGCTAAAGAAAGCTAAAACAGCAATAATTAAGATATGCTAGAGTATCTTTTGTGTGACGTACTATGTTTTATAGATCATTTTAAGCTATTGATAATGGTAGTAATTTTATTATTAGTGTACAATAGGCAAAACAACCATCAAGGATAGTTATGTCTAAATATAAGTCGGTATTAGTAATATCTGATCTTCACATTCCTTATCATCATCCTGACGCATTTGCATTCTTAAAAGCATTAAAAAAACAATACAAGTTTGACCACGTAGTCAACATAGGTGATGAGCTAGACCAACACGCTATCTCTATGCACGAACATAACCCAGACTTATATTCACCTGGACATGAATTAGAAGTAGCTAAGAAAAATGTAAAAGAATTAGAAAAGATATTCCCTAAGATGACTTTGGTGCATTCTAACCATAGCTCTTTAGTTTATCGTAGAGCGTTAAAGTATGGACTTCCAAAGGCATATTTAAAACACTATAACGAGTTTTTAGGGGTAGGAAAAGGCTGGGAGTGGGTGGATGACCACACAATAACATTAAGTGATAACTCTAGGTGTTTCTTTACTCACGGCCTCTCTGCAGACGTTTTAAAGGTAGCCCAGCAGTATGGAATGAATACAGTCCAGGGTCACTATCATACTAAATTCAGTATTGGATATTACAGTAACCCAGATGCACTAATTTGGGGAATGCAAGTGGGTTGTTTAATACATCAAAAGTCTATGGCGTTTGACTATGCCAAAAACTTTAAGAGCAGGTTCATTGTAGGATGCGGTGTAATTATAAACGGACAACCTAAATTAATGCCTATGGTTCTTAACACAAACGGTAGGTGGATCGGAAAAATAGCATAGAAAGGTTTATCATGCAAATTCAGCCATTAATTGACCAGATAGTAGGCGATAAAATTGTAGAGGCTGAAGCGTATTTTGATGAGAATGTACTTGCTTTAACATTCGAGTCAGGTCTTTATGTAGAAATTACAGTTGATTCTGTACACTACGAACTCCCAGAACTAGATGACTAAAGGATAGAATTATGAAAGTAATACGTGGACTTGTTGTGGATGACAATGGAAAGCCATTGCCAAACGTACCACAGCTCACTAAAAAAGACATTAAAGAGATGGCTCAACTTGCAGCTTCAGGTGCATCAATGGCCTATCCTCCTATTGGTATTCCATTAGGCGCTTATGAAGCATATCAAGGTTATGCTAACCAAGACCCTATCCAAGGTTTATTAGGCGGTTTAACGGCTGCTGGTGGCGTTGCAGGGACTATTGCTAAAGCTCCAGGCGCTGCATTAAAGTATGCAGAAGGCCAACGTAAAATGTCACCAGTTAATATTAATATTGAAGCTACATCACCTAGCATTTTACAAAAAGCAAGTGAAACAGGATCAGGTCGTGCATTATCAGACTTAAGATATGGTACAGCGCAACAAGGTGCTGCAGGTAAAGGCATGCAATATGCAAACATTCCTCCATCTAAAGTACAAGGCGTATGGGTAGATCCAGCAAGTAACGTAGAAGAATTTAACAGAGTATACAGTCAAAACTTAGGCCCTATTAATAGAATGAATATTCAGAAGTCTGGGCCATTATCAGGATATGCTCAGTCTATGGGCGGTGACTTGGGTCAATGGGGAGTAGGCGCTACACGTTTTACTAAAATACCTATGAACTTAAATAAAGATGCTGCTAACGGTGTCTTGTTTGAAAACGTATCATCTAAACAAATTATTGATGCAGGTAAAAAATTAAACCCTAAAGGTGGCGTAGTATCAGCAACGCCCAATGGCGGTATGTTAGTTTTTGATCCTAACGGTGCAATGAGTGCTAAACAATTAGTAGGTGAATTAAAAGGCGTAGCTAAGAGTCCTAAATATGGACTCCTAGACTCTGCCTATTTTGATACTAGCGCTGCTGGCCAGGGAGCTTATATGAACCCTGTTGACGAGTTACTTCGTCTAAGAGGTTTTTAAGTCTCTTAGGATCAAACTCGTAGTCTTCGTAAAAGTTATTTAAAGCATAAGATAAAAATGCACCTTTGGCAGCAGCTAAAGGAGGATAATGAGCCTTGATATAAGGCTCACTACCATGCAATACATTTACATTTAATTCATCTAATGCTTCACAATAACACCACTCTATAAACCTGCATGCCACTTCAATATACTTTGGCACTCTGTGGGTTTTGTAACGCTCTATCTGATCATCACTCAACCCTAGCCAGTCTATCAAGTCTTCCTCATCAAGATCCAGTCTTTGTTGCCATTCATTAAAGTTAAAGTAAGTCATATTACACCTCACTTTCCTTCCATGTATTGCCATTAGCTATACACTTAACTCCAATACCTCCAGTAAGTGCATATTGTTTATATGGCTCTGGCTTATCAATTAATACGTAAGGCTTATTATATTTGCCAATATTAATATCAATATAAAAGGCTGTATTAAAATAGTCAATTTGTGAATTTGACTCGTCATACCATTCGCCAACCAATTTTATAGTATCTAATACTTCATTCAAAAATTGTTTAGCTTTACCTTCATAATGACTAACAACATGATAAACATTCACTTGCTGATAATTGCTGCCAAAATTTATATCACCAGATACCACATTAACTACTAATGTTGAATGATATGAGTTTCTAGCTAATGTTGCTTTAATACCATATTTATTAAAAATAGGTTTTAATGCAGCATGTATTTTTGTTTTAGTTTCAGTATTAATGTAAGCCATTATGCAGCCTCCTTTACAGATACTTTAGGTTCGTCAAATATAAACTTTGGTGCGCCTGTAATAGATGACTCAACTCTTAATGGTGAAATAACACCAACACAGTCAGGGCAGTCAAGATCAACTAATGCTGGTTTGATACCATTTTGACTTAATGATGCTTTTTTATTCTTAACGCCAGAGATATATTCTGCGGCCTTATTAAAGTCATTAAGATATGTAAAGTCATAATTACCAGCTTCATAAGATACTGACTCAGGAAATACTCTTCTAAAGTCAGGATACTTGCCTTCTATTGGACGTGCTTCTAACCTAACTGCATCATTCACAACGTGTATTTTCTTAACCACATTGTTTTCAACTTCTAATGATATGCTAGCTGCACCTAATGTTGACTTAACTTTAAGTAAGGCATCAATAGTCTCAATAGGAATAACTACTCCTAATGTATCTCTACCGTGCTGTACTTCGTTATGATAGACTGCTGTACTTAATAGTCGGTGACCATCAGTTGCAACAAAGATAGTGTTATATTTATTGAATTCAACGTAAATACCATTAAGGTAATATCTTACGTCTTTTTTAGCCGCAAAAAGTTTAAGTGCTTTTAAATGGCCAAGTTGTACTAATACTTCGTAGTTAAATGTTGTCATGCTTTTCTCCTTTAGCAAAATTTCTTGATCGCCTGCAAGTAGATAATAAATTAGCGATATGTGTATGCTATATATTTGCTAGCATGATGTCAACACTTTTTTGTAAATATTTTTAATTATTTTATAAGTCCTTGTTTTAATTAATTTTCCACCATGTATTTATATAGCTTTTTAATGCTTCTGGGCCTTTATCTATGTAAATAAGTTTGTTTTGTGCTACTTGATAAAAGTTATTTACTTCAGTTCTTTGATCATCACTATGGCCATGTATGAGTAAAACGGTAAAGTTTTTTTGTGCTGCTAGCCCTTTTAATACTATTTTTTGGCCAAATAACATTGGTTCATTATGATGCTTCCATTCACATACTAAAAACTTTTTACCATCTTTACATACAACCATATCTAGGTTTGTCGGCAATATATTCTTACCTGGGATCATTCCAGATAAAAAGCCAAAGTCTATAAACTTGGCATTACTATTGCGCATCCCTAGCGTCATACGCAGATGATCATATCCTGAGATACAGTACAAACAGTTACAGTACCATCTGGCGCAATAATAGTTTGACCAAATGCTTTCTCAGTTCCCCATATAGCTAATGCTGACATGACTACAATAAATATCCAATATATATGTTTATTCATCATCAAACCTTTGTAGTTGAGCTTCAATTTCAGGAGGGTTCACAGCTTCTTCATCTCTTAAAACTGAAATAAGTTTATTTTTAAACCATTCAGACTTAGCTAAGTCTTCTTCTACATTACCCTTAAATGGATAGCGTAAGTCATACTTCATCTTACTACCTTTTAAGTATCCAACAAATTCTTCTCTAGTTAAACGACTTTCAATAATATCTATGGTTTCTAGGCCTCCGATATTATAGTGTCTAGGGTGGTTTACATTATCTGACATACTGCCTCCTATAAATAAAATAACATTGATGACTTCTTACGTGCCTTCATCAAAGACTGTTTATTAGTCAATGGCAATGGCAATTTAACAAGGCCTTGAGCTTCTAATATCTTGGCCCTATATTTGGTAATGTGGCATTCTCTGTATATTTGTTTTCTTATAGCTCCAGGATGCGCTTCCATATATGCTTTTATCTGTTCGGCTTTTTTTCTATCGTCTAGTAATGTATACATTATAGTCTCGTTTGCTCAAAACATTCTAAATGGCTTTTAGCAAATATATTAGGCTTAATTTCCTCGTATAATTCACCTTGAATACATTTTAAATTCATGTGGTATTTTTTCATGGTGCTGTTATATGTCATAACTGACCATGTAATTAAAGCACCAATAATAGCGCCTACAATTAAATAGCCATTACCTTCAAATTTAGAGTCCATTATGCGCATCCACTAAACGTTTTGAGTCATACTTATTCATTGCTTTGTACTCTTCAAATTCATCACCTCTAAACAATGGTGTTATTTTGATATGATGGGTTGAATTTTTTAAGTCATTCAAATATGAAAGTTCTTTAGGATGAAATGACCACAAATGTGACTTTAATAGATCACCTGTTTTTACATTAAACTCTTCATATAGCCATGCTACTGGTTCTTTTTTCATAATGACCTCAATAAAATATGTGGTTACCTATTGCTACTTTAACTGGTTTATCATTGGCCCAAACAGGCTTTACATTTCTGCTATGAAAATATGTAGCGCCTTTGGTTGGGTCTTTCACTTTCTTATGCAGCACATTATACGCCATAGATATATAAGGTTGCAACTGAATTGTGGAAGCTAATTGAACATTTCCAATAAAAGAAAATTGTTTTGGTTTGTATAGTTCGCTACATACGTTTTTAGTATTTTGCGCTCTATTAAGTAATACGTACATCACAGCCGTTTGACCAGAGGTTGGCTCTCCTCTACTTTCGTGGTAGGCCGCCAAGGCCAGGCACAATGCTGCCGTTTCTATTCCCATTATGAGTCTCCTTTTAAAGCATAATACTCATCATGTCCAAACTTTTGAATGAGCATGTTTTCAATATGGTGTCTATCATATCCGGATAATATAAGACATATATCAGCTACAGGGTTTTTTTCCTTCATAAGCCAATTGTAAGACACCTTCCTACTATGCGTATGAGTACCGCATATCTCTATCATGGCCTGGATCATTACGGCCATTAATAATTTTCCTTCTGGTGTTAGTATAAGTTCTGATCTTAATGACTCCTTTACCTCTATCATTTGCTTACTTTCTTTTAATGTTTTTACTGATAGCAAAAACTCACTTTATAGCCGATAATGAAATGGCAATATTGCATTAATTAACCGAGGATAATATCATGTGGACAACTCCAGCAGCTACAGAAATGCGTTTTGGCTTTGAAGTCACAATGTACGTAATGAATAAGTAGTGTGTATAGTGTGTATGGGGATGCTCCTAAAAAGGAACATCCTCTTCACCTTCTAATGCAGGGCCACTTGCAACATAATCACCTTTCGGTGTAATTTTACCTGTGTAAACAGGTCTTTTAGATCCTTCTTCTACTTCATTCTTAAACAATGCTAATGTATATTCTTTGCCTTCTACATTAAGCATTAATGAAATATACTTATTACCTGTTTTACTTTCACGCAGCCAACCTGCAGCTCTGTTACTATTATCATATTCAGCCATACTTTACTCCTTATTAAAAATTGGTTTTTTAGTCCAGCGTTTAGGTTCTATGTCATCTTCAACATATTTTATAAACTCTAGCGCTAATGGCGTATACCATTCAAGCCATGCTTTACTTCTATCTACTACTTGTATCTTTGTTTCAAAAGGTGTCCATATATAAAAATACGCATGAGGTGCTTTACATACTTCCATTTGCATTTGCATTTGAAAGTAATAACGTTCAGGGATCTCTTTATATATCTCTTGAGTGTAGGGACACTTTATCTCAATGACATTTCCTTGGTAGTACCCATCCGGACTTGCGCCAAATGGTAATTTGTCATGTAGCACAAACTTGTTACCAGGCTCTACAATATCATCAAACTCTTTTTCTAATGCAGACAAAGCAATAGACTCATGAATATTTCCATATTCAGTCATGTCATTGCCTTCAAACGGTGGCTCACGTAAAGTCATTTGACGCCATAACTTTTGTCTCTCATATACAGCAGACCAGGCAATACTAGCCGTAATAACGTTATGACGTCTACTATCACTTAAATGACTCATGCAGACTTTTTCAGTTCGTTAGCAAACTCACGTACTTTTTCTTGTAACTCAGGGCCAAATGTAAAGAATGCCTTTTTAAGTTCACCAGTTCTAGCCGCCTCTGTTAGTGTATCTTTAGCAGCTTTAACTTGATCTTCAGTTACTTCTTGAACAACTGGGTTATTTTGTTGGTGGATAGCATTTAATACCTCATTAGCGCTAGCAAACTCTTGGCCTCCAAGTCCTAATGCACTCAATGCTCTTCCAATTGCAGATGTCTCACAATTTTCGACATAAGATGTACCATTAATTTGAGATGCTTTTCTAAACTCTTGAGCAATACCAGTAGCAATAACACGGTTCAATTCATTTAAAACACTTGCTTTAATAACGCATTGTTCTTGATCTAATTGTATAACGTCAGTTACTAAAGCATAGTCTTTAAATTGCTCTCTAAATTCTTGTACACGCAATGCTACTGTTTTATATTCTTTACCACGTATATTGACTACTCCTTGTTTACTCATCCTTACTCTCCTGTAATTGTTTAATTTGTAATTCTCTAATGTAATGTTCTTTTTGATCTGCTTTGTCATTTGACTCACGTAGATCTTCATTCATTAATTGTAATTGCTCAATAATTCTATTTAATTCATCCATAAATAACCTCCGTAAATTAAGATGAGTAGCAACACTACCACAACAAACCTATTTGATGCAACATCTTCATCTAAAAATGTTTCACCACGTTTATAGTCAACACCATAACGTTCTCTATAAGTCCTAGGAGTTTTAAAGTCCCATTGGTTATACCAAGTATGGTGTTTATCTCTATCCCATCCCCAGTTATCCATCATGCTTCTCCTGTTGTTCTAGTTGATATTGCTCTTCTAATTCTTTTTGACGCCAAAATTCTTGTTGATCCAAGTATTCATCATAGTCTAACCATCTTTCGTCCATTATTCACCTCCTTCGATATTTGCAATATCATTTTCAAAGTCAGCAAATATTTCATCTATGGTTAAGGTTCTATGAGGGCCAGTTCTATTAAAAAAGTTTTCAAATACGTTTGGGTTATTGTTAGCCCATTCGCCACATTTAGGTACTGGTTTTAAGTTAGGTAATTTTTTGTTTGTATCCATTATTCTCTCCTAGTTAATAAAGACTACAAAACGAATATTGATCTCTTTAAAAATAGATGTCAAGTAATTTAGCAAAATATTTTTCTTGCTCTATTTTTTTGCTAGCAGTATACTACCGCTCTATGGATGATACAGTTGAATTTTGTAGGAAAGGACGTGTATTATACCATATTTCAACGTGTTAC